GTGGCCTGTTGTGCTAAAAAAACGCCCTCTGATCGGCTTCCCTTGCGTGAGTTGCACCTTGCACAACAGCTGACCAAGTTATCGTATGCAATAGGATCACCGCCTTTAACTATAGGAATGATGTGATCTACTGTTGTCGCTGGTTGTCCACAATAGAAGCATGACCATTGATCCCTCTGTAATACCTCAAGCCTGCGCTTCTTGTAAGCCCTAGTACCACGAGGATCACCGCGCTTTGTACTCATTGCCATCCTTTAGTCTTAAGATGATGTAAAGCTTTGCAATAGTTAGCATCATGAGTCTTAGTATCCACTACCCCATAACGATGTACTACATAGTACCAATACTTCCAATACTGTCTGATATGAGTAGATGTGTGCAGGCTCTTGAGCTTCATCTGATATAGACCATATGCTTGCTTAGTGCCGCCTATGTTACCTACTGCTCTGTGATTCCATCTTGATTCTCTATAGATGATCTCGTTATGACATAAGTATTGCTTATAAGTAAGAGTGATCTTTGCTAAGTGTTTGATGTCTCTCTTAACGTGGTTAGACGCACCTGATACAGGAGCTATGCTCATGAATAGAGCTGTCCCAATAACGATGGCGACCACTCGCGCTCTGCCCTTACGGGCGCGTGCTGAGCCCCTGAAGGGCTCTCGCCTGAGAGTACCATCTATGTCAAATACGTTCATGTGTAGCATCTCCTACAATCTCACTATGTGGAATGTGAATTGGATCACATTTATCTATTGTCAGTTGAATAGAAGCCTGAGCCCTTGAATGCTACCCCTATAGAGCTGTAAACCTTATGCATAGGTGAGTGGCAGAATGGACACTCAAGGTCGTGAGGCTCTGTGATGCTTAGCCATTCCTCGATTCGTGCATTGGATTCGCACTTCTCATTGTCACACTCAAATTCATAGGTTGGCATCGGGATCACTCTCACATGTCCTGCAAGTCTCTGTGAACGCCCATGCGCCGCACATCTTGCATCTCATAGGCTCAAGTGTATCGCGATCACCCTTGTAATCCCCGTAACCTGAACTCAGCAATAGATCGACCAAATCACCAAGCCGCATAAAGGCCAAATAGTCTTGTGGACTATTTTCTCCTTGACCATTTAAGCGACACACCACGATGGGCAAGTCTTGGGACTTGCTAGCTCTTTTGGTGACTTGATCGATCCATGCCTTAGGCTGGAACGCCGATCTAGCCTTAACCTCCATGTCGAACGGGACATGTGTTATATCTTTTCCAGCCCCTCGACCGATATCCGCATGTGGCCACCAAGTCGATAGGTACTTAGCGACTACACGTTCAGTCGAGAATCCTCTATATTTACGGCTTTGTGAGGCCATTTACCGCGTGACACTTTCTGCATGACCACGCCTTATTAGTAAGATTGACTTTGATCTCTGAGACAGGAATCGAGTCATTACATAAACAGCACCGAGTCATAAATGTAAATTCTTCTAAGATTGCCTGGACTTCTTTAGATCGTGCGATCTCGTCATCTGTTGGGAATGACTCCCATTCACCATCTTGATTCTGAAACTGTAAACGTCCCATTAGACTCTCGCTTTCTGTCGTTGCCATGCCCCGGTCTCTTTGTTGATCTCATACCAAATGACATCTTCACCCTTAGGGCATCGTGTCAGCTCACCTGTAACCCATGCAGAACACTTAAAATGTCCCCATGCCTTACCTGCGCCCGATTGACCAGTCTTCCAAATCATGTCGCCATGAGGACATCTCGGAATATCCTTCTCGGTTTGGCCTCCAATGATCTCTTTCACCGTCGCAACAGCTTCCCCCATTGTGGGCGGCATAGTCGCTGGCTTGATAGTCCATGGATCGTCCTCCTTTACTACGGGAATGTATTCGCCTGATGTACTAGCCATCTTAGCCTTTACTTCGTCGATGCTAGCCTTGACCTCTTGCGCTTTACCAACCTTCGCCATCTCCTCTCGTGACGCTCGCTTTCCCTTTGTTGCATATCCGGCATTAGCAAGCGCTCGACCGATAGCACTAGTCTCACAATTCTCCAGCGCACTTGTCGCATTGACTCCGCGCCCTTGGATGGTCTCTTCTGCCAGTCCAGTAGTCCAAGGCCTGTTATCCGCCTCTGTACGAAATATAGAAGCCTCAACAATAAAACGACCAGCGGATTGATCAAGTAACTTCGTATGAATTTGCCCATCGGGATGATCCTTCCAAAACTTGATTAGTCTTTCTTCTACTGTCTCATAATCTTCTAGGTTAAACATAAAGCTCATCCTCCTGTGTATGTAAGGTGCCCATTATTGCCCCGTAGGCGCAGAGATCGAGATAGGTGTCGACCTTAGGACTTTCCATTGACCTTGCGAGCTTGACCAGTACCATGATTCCTGCAACCTGATAGTCCATGATCGGCACTTCGAGGTATGCGCTGAGTAATCGTGCTGTTCGTTGCATATTGTCCGTCGGATGTCCGTATTCCAAACCACGATCTTGAATTGTTGCTTTTGCTTCTGTGAGGAAATCACCTGCGTTCACACTTTAACCCTTTCTTTAGATGCGTAGTACTCTCTCACAGCTTTGCGGCCTTTGAGATAACCAACGCGGATTCCAACCATTCGGCCTAGGTGAAACCATAGTGCAGAGATAGTGATGATTGCTACTGCATCCTGTAATGCTGAATCAAACATAATTGCCCTTTCTTATCGACGCCCTTCGCCGATGAGATAAGGATGACAGATGTCTAGGCTAGGTCAAGGCTATTTTGATAACGAAATGGTAACGATTCTGCATCGTCTATGTGGTCATCGATCGACCTGTTTAGATCGTTATCTAGGTCGTCCATAGGGCTTACCTGAGACCACGAAGGTGCCATCCTTCTCGATGTAGATCAGATCGACCTGAACGTTCTTTCCATCTACATACATGATGGCAAAAGCCTGTTGCCAGTTAGCCGATCCCTTTGTGTAGCTTGCCTTAGAAAAGTCCATTAAGTTTCCCACTTCTACGCCATGCAGGATACGGCCTATACGGCCTCCTGAGGCCTCTGAGAACGACGAACGCCCTGCCCTGTGAGTATGACCCGAGATGACGCTTTTCCCGTGCCTACGAGCCGCCTCAAGGGCTGAGAGACCCCCTTGTGACTTGATAGGGGTGTGATCCCCATGCACTGCTATCCAGCCCGGCGCGATGTTATAGGGCTTCTTATGAAAGGTGATCCCAAGCTCATCGAATCTCATAAACTTCTCAAAGCGTAATTCGGGCAAAGATAGGAATGAGGGAATCTTCCTCATGATCTGATTGTAAAGCCGATCGGTGTGATTCGACCTTATGGTCTGCGTGACCTGTAAATCGTAAAGGACTTGAACAGCTTCATCGCGATCATCTCCAAGAGTCTGCTCATAGGCCTCGGGCGTCCCTTCCGACCATTTGCTGATCGTGTTGAAATCAATCTCGTCGCCGATTGTTACTACCTCGTGCGGCTTGAACTTGCTGATAAAGCTGGCTAGATTCTTGACTAGATGTCGATCGTGGAAGGGAACCTGTAGGTCGCTCACTATGACAATGCGCTTCATTAATCCTCGTCGTCGTCCTCGTAGGGTATGCGATCCACTCGGTCAGGGATCGATGGCAAGATCCAATCAGGATAGGCATCTTTGTCGCTTATGAGTGCAAGTGAAATATCAACTGCAAAACCTGCACGCCGAAGCGCACGATACATCTCATGCAGACTGATAGCCCATTGATCGAGAGCATTGTAAGTGTCTAGGTCGATGACCTTCTTCTTAGCCATGTAAAAATTATCGCTCTAAGAGGATGTTATATATCTCATCGACACGCGAGTTGAGGCGCTTAATCTCAGACAGTAGATGTGTGATGACGTAACCTGCAAGCCCACCGATCACGGCAAGGCTGGCAAAGTAAAGGGTGAAGAAGTTTTCCTGTGTCATTTTTTGCTTACGCCAAATGATGCGTCGCTAGGGTTCAGCCAGCGCAAGATGACGGGTGCTACAGCTGCGACTCCTGCCATGGCTAGTGTCTTAGGATCTGTGACCCCTGCCATGTATAGCGCCAATGCAGCTGCTAAGAATGATCGAGCCCATGATGCTGCGAGTGACTTTGCTTGTTTCATTATTTGCCTCCTAGTAACGGGATATTAAAGAAAGAGCCGTCCGTATCACCTTGCTTAGTGAAAGAAAAGTGGCAATGCGCCCGATGCGGATTGCTTCCCGAATACTTTCGCCAGCGCCAGCCCATGCGAGACGATGCAATTCGTCCGTCGAAGATAATGTAGGCGATTCGCTTCTCGCCTGCCTTTGCCGCGAGTCGAAGCTGATCTGCAATATCGGGCATGAGGTCGGGCTTGCCTGACTTATGAACATCTCGATCGACATCGATGGCTCTAACCACCCCTGACGCTGGATCAGGATTGTGGTCAGAAGGACGCGCTGAATGACGGAGATCGCCGATCCAGCCATCGGAACGCCTATCACGATCTGGGAAGGTGTCATTAAATTGCTCGCGTAACTGTTGCCCGGCTTTAGATAGAATTGGCTTCATCGAGTGCCTCGCATTCTGCACATTCCCAACGCTTGCGATCGTTAAGTAATAATGAGTCATGACCGCATTGTGGCATAGGCGCTATAAATGCGTCATCGATTGGATCGTAGGTATAACCAATCCCTGCAAAGTTATAGCGAATCTTGCCGTTATAGCTTGTTCGGATTGCTCCGTAATATTCTTCCCATGATGTAACGCCATCAATTAAATCATTTTCATCGCGACCGACAATCACTTCAGTCACGATATTGTTTTCGTCTATGTATGCGTAGTGTG